AGTCGTAATTATGAGGCCGGTTTTGGCCTCCGGCTTTCATGGTTGGCCAATGGCGGAATGGATTCCCCAAAAACGTTCCGAAAAATAGAAGTCACCAACTTCGGGCCAGTTTTTGGCTTCCCATTTCATGGTTGACCAAACGCGAAAGGGATTTCCCAAAAGCGGGCCGAAAAACAGAAGTCGTAATTATGAGGCCGTTTTTAGCCCTCCCACTTCATGGTTGACCAATGGCGAAAAATATTTCCCAAAAACGCTTCGAAAAACAGAAGTCGTAAACTTCAGCCCGTTTTTAGCCTTCCCATTTCATGGACTGAAAAAAGGCCGTTTTATGGGGGTTTTTAGCACTTAAGCCGTAAACTTCAGCCCGTTTTTAGGCTCCCCGTTTCATGGTTGGTCAATTGCGAAAAACTTTGGCGAGTTTTGCCTTCAAATATAGAAGTCGTAAACTTCAGGCCATTTTTGGGCTTCAGATTTTATGGTTGGCCAATGGCGAAAAATATTTCCCAAAAACGCTCTCAAATTTACAAGCCGTAAACTTCAGCCCGTTTTTAGGCTCCCCGTTTCATGGTTGGTCAATTGCGAAAAACTTTGGCGAGTTTTGATCTCAAATTTACAAGTCGCAAACTTCAGGCCATTTTTGGCCTTCAGATTTTACCATTGGTCAATGGCGAAAAATATTTCCCAAAAACGCTTCGAAATATAGAAGTCATAAACTTCGGCTCGTTTTTGGGCTTTGCTTTTCATGGACTGAAAAAAGGCCGTTTTATGGGGCTTTTTAGCACTTTATTGAGCAACTTTAGGCCATTTTTGGGATTCCGATTTCATAGTTGGCCAATGGCGAAAAATATTTCCCAAAAACGCTCTCAAATTTACAAGTCACCAACTTCGGGCCAGTTTTAGCCTTCTCGTTTCATGGTTGGTCAAACGCGAAAAACTTTGGCGATTTTTGCCTCCAAATTTACAAGTCGCAAACTTCGGCTCGTTTTTGGCTTCCGCATTTCATGGTTGGCCAATGGCGAAAAACTTTTGCGAGTTTTGCCTCCAAATTTGCAAGTCGTAAACTTCAGCCCGTTTTTGGGCTTCCTGTTTCACCATTGGCCAATGGCGAAAAACTTTTTCAAAAAACGCTTCGAAATATAGAAGTCGTAAACTTCGGCCCGTTTTTTGATTCCGCATTTCATGGACTAAAAAAGGGCCGTTTTATGGGGGTTTTTAGCACTTTCCTGACCAACTTTAGGCCGTTTTTGGGCTTTCCGCTTCACCATTCGCCAATGGCGAAAAACTTTTCCAAAAAACGCCTCCAAATTTACAAGTCACCAACTTCGGGCCGTTTTTGGCCTTTGCTTTTCATGGTTGGTCAATAGCAAAAATGATTTCCTAAAAACGCTTCGAAAAATAGAAGTCGTAATTACGAGGCCCGAGGTTCGCGCGTGACGCGCTTTGATGAGTGCTCGGGTATGCTGACCCTCGGGAAATCAATCGATAACCCGAACAAATCGCTAAAATAAATGGCGGCAGACGTTTCGACAAAGGAACCCGATCAGGTACGAGCGGGAGATACAATCAAATGGGAAAAGGAGCTGGCGGATTATCCGGCGGACGACTCATGGGTTTTGAAATATTCATTTCGCGGCAATAGCGCAACCATTGACCTGACGGCTTCGGCCTCGGGTTCCAAACACGCGATAACAATAGCCGCAGCCACTTCGACCGCATACACCTCCGGCGTTTACGACGTCCTCGGCTTTGTCGAAAAAGGCAGCGAGCGTTATACCGTTTACAGCGGAACAATCGAAATCCTTGCCGACCTTGAGGCAGCGGGCAGCACCTACGACGGGCGTACCCACGTTGCAAAAACGCTCTCAAATATTGAAGCAGTTTTAGAGAACCGCGCGACCAAGGAAATTCTCGAAAGCAATATCGAAGGCGTTTCAATCAAGCGCATTCCGCATACCGATTTGATAATCATGCGCGGTCGCTATCTTGCTTGGTACAAAGAGGAACAAGCCGCCGAAAACATCAAACTCGGGATGGGTACGGGGCGGAACATCTTTACCCGTTTCGGGCCAAGCACATCGACCAACAAACTGCCGACCGTATAGAATGAAATTTATCGACCGCATCGCCAGCCGCCTCGGGTACGCAAAAAAGCGCGGTTACGCCGCCGCCAAGCAATCGCGCCTCACCTCGGATTGGACGATGACCAGCGCGTCGGCCAATACCGAAATCCGGCGGGATGTCAAAACCCTGCGCGCCCGCTCCCGCCAACTTGAGCGCGACAACGACTACGCCCGCAGATATTTCAAGGTTTTGGAAAACAACGTCCTTGGCGCGGGCGGCATCAAGTTGCAAGCCAAGGCGAAAGACGTTGACGGAACCTATGACACCCAAGCCAATGCGAAGGTTGAGGCAGCTTGGCGCGATTGGGGCAAGATGGGAAACTGTACGGTTACCGGAACCCAATCATGGCAGGACGCGCAGCGGTTGATTCTCCGCAGCGTTGCCCGCGATGGCTCTTGCCTCGTTCGAAAGGTTCCGAATTACGACAACTCGCATCGGTTTGCGCTTCAAATCCTTGAGGCGGATATGCTCAACCATGACGCAAACAAGCGATTGCAAAACGGCAATACGATTCGCATGGGCGTTGAGATTGATCGATGGGAAAAGCCCGTTGCGTACCATTTGCTTGATTCGCATGACGGCGATGAGTTCAACCGACCGACCAAGACAACGCGCATCCCTGCCGATCAGATTATCCACGCATATATGCCGGAGCGCGCGCATCAGGCGGTTGGCGCGCCTTGGCTTTGTTCCGCAATGACGCGACTGAATATGCTTGCGGGATACGAGGAGGCCGAACTCGTCGCGGCCCGAGTGGCATCCTGCAAAATGGGGTTTTACATCAAAAGCGAACAGGGCGAGGGATACCAAGGCGAGCAGGACGAGACGGGCAACCTTTTGAACCAAGCGGAACCCGCAGCGTTTGAGGAGTTGCCATACGGAACCGATTTTAAGACCTTCGACCCATCGCATCCCAACGCGAATTACGGCGAATACGTCAAAGCCTGTCTGCGCGGCGTTGCCTCCGGCCTTGGCGTTTCGTACACCTCGCTTGCCAACGACCTTGAGGGCGTAAACTATTCGAGCATCCGCGCGGGCTTGCTGGAGGAGCGCGAGGAATGGCGGCAGATACAGAACTGGTTTGTTTCGCATATTGTTCAACCGATTTACGATGCTTGGTTGCCCTACGCGCTTTTGAGCGGGAAGCTGGAATTGCCCGCCGCCAAGGTTGAGAAATTTGCGGAGGTTGAATGGCGACCGCGCCGTTGGCAATGGGTTGACCCGCTGAAGGATACGCAAGCGAGCGTTATCCAAATCGCGAACGGTTTGAAATCCCGCCGCGCCATCATCGCCGAAGGCGGCGGCGACATCGTTGACACTTTCCAAGAACTTGAGGAGGACGCGAAACTTGCCGACTCCGCTGGCTTGCGCGTGGATGCCGGCAACTCACCAAAACCTATTGAGGACGAATAGCATGGCAAACTTCATCGTTTACGGCCCGCCCTGCGGAGGCAAAACAACTTACGTCAAAGAACGAATCGGCGACAACGATTTGGTCGTCGATATGGACTCAATCAATTCGGCGATCACTTGGCGAAAAACGCATCAACATCTCAACGCAGCGCGACCATTTGTTTTTGCCGTTCGCGCGGTCATCCTCAAGCGGTTAGAGGCTGAAGGGTTCGACGGTAAAGATGTTTGGATCATCGCGGGCGCGCCACGCCGCGAGCAGCGGGACGAGTTGCTTGAAAAACTCGGCGGCGGGGAACTTATCGGACTCATTCCCGACGAGGCCGTAGCGCATGACCGATGCGATGAGGATCAAAGGCCGAAGGCTTGGCATAACCATATTTCGGATTGGTACGAGAACCATGAGCCGGAGGAAACCCGAACAAATCCAGAAAATAAAAGGCTTATGGAAAACGAAGTACGACATTTTGAGGCGACCATGCTCGACCGCTCCTCGATTGATGAGGAGCAGCGAACCATCGAGCTTGCATTTTCAAGCGAGACGCCAGTTGAGCGGCATTTCGGCAACGAGGTTTTGGATCACTCGCCCGACAGCGTGGATTTAATCCGGCTGAACGATGGCGCACCTTTATTGCTCGAACATGACCGGACGCAACAAATCGGCGTCATCGAGTCGGCCCGAGTGGATGACGACAAAGTTGGGCGGGCGATTGTCCGTTTCAGCAAGTCCACGCTCGGCAATGAAATTTTTCAGGACGTCAAAGACGGGATTCGCCGATTGGTTTCGGTTGGTTACGTGGTTGGCGAGTTCGCCAAGGAAAAAGCAGATGCGGGGCTGGAAACTCTGCGCGCAATAAATTGGGAACCGCTTGAAATAAGCGTTGTAGCAATTCCAGCCGATAACTCGGTCGGAGTTGGCCGCAGCGAAACCAAACCAACAGACAATAATTCTGAACAACCTAAAAAAATCATGGAAGAAAAGATTGAGAAACGGGAAGCGCAGACAGACCAGCCCATCGCGGAACCCGCGCCAGAGGTTCGCATTGAGGTGCGACCCGACAGGCGCGCCAGCGAGATTGCAGAACTCGGACGCAAATTTGATGCCTCCGAGCGCGCGATTGAGTTCATCTCCGAGGGCAAGTCTGCCGACGACTTCAAAACCCATTTAATGGAACGCGCTGAGAAAGCCCAACCGATTGAAGCCGCCCAAGGCGATGACGAAATCGGCATGAGCAATCGCGAGCGCGGTCAATACTCGCTCACCAACGCGATTCTGTCGTCTGCCAATGGCGGATTGACGGGCATCGAATTGGAAGCAAGCCGCGAATTGGAAAATCGTTTTGGTAAACCCGCTCAAGGGTTTTACGTCCCGAACGATGTTTTCACTCGCGACCTGACCGCAAGCGGCGGCGATACGGGCGACAAACTAATCGCGCAAGACCACGCCGGACTGATTGATGCGTTAAAGGCTCAACCTGTTGTTCAACAACTCGGCGCGCGGATGCTTTCCGGCCTGACCAGCAACGTGACCATTCCGAAAAGCGGAACGGGTACGGCATACTGGACGGCTGAAAACGCTGCCGCTACTGAGTCCACGCAAACGGTTGGAAGCATTTCGCTTTCGCCGAAGCGCGTTGCCGCATACAGCGAGTTGAGCAAACAACTGCTCGCCCAGAGCAACTACGACGTTGAGGCAATGGTACGCGATGACCTCATCGCTCAGTTGAACCTCGCGTTTGACAAAGTTGCGATCGACGGCGGCGGCTCGGATGAGCCGAGCGGCGTTCTGGACAACGGCGACATCAACGAAGAAACCGGCGGCCAAACTTGGGCCAACATGGTTGATGCAGAGGGCAAGGTTTTGACGAGCCACGCCCTCGCGGGTTCGCTGGCTTATGTCAGCACCCCCGCCGTCATGGCCGCGCTCAAGGCGACCGACAAAGCAACTAGCTCCGGCCAATTCGTTTGGGCCGATGGTTCGATCAATGGTTACCCTGCCGTTGCCACCACGCAAATGACTGCGGACATAACCGTCTTCGGCGATTGGTCTCAGGTCATCCTCGCCGAGTTTGGCGCGGGTGTCGATTTGGTGGTCGATCCATACAGCCTTGCGCTGACCGGATTGCTTCGCGTTCACGTTGCCCGATTGGTCGACGTTGGCGTTCGCCAAGGTGCTGCGTTCTGCAAAGTTACTGCCTAACCTCTGAGGGGGGGAACATGGGGCGGCGGGTGAAATACCTCGCCGCCCCTTTTTGAAAATGGCAATTGCTGATGAAATAGCTGACGGCCTGACCGAGATGGAAGCGGATTTCCCCGCGACCTTCGTTTGGAACTCGACGAGTTACAAGGCGGTCGTATCGGGCGAAACTCGCATGGTCGATGCTAACGAGTTTGGTTTGGTGAATGACGACGAGCTAACGCTTGTTGTCCAGCTCGCGCAGTTTGGCGAGGGCAGTAAACCATCTCAACGCGACAAAATTGTTTTCAACTCGCGCAACTACCGAATCGAAAGCATCGACAAAGCTCCGGCCAACGGATTCTCGGTCTATCATTGCGCGCGGAGCCGCTAATTTATGCCATACGCCTCTATTCCATTATTGGTCGAGCAAAGGCTGGTCGCCTTAATCGGCGCGGAATCGTTCGCGAGCAGCGTGAGCGTTGTCGATAGTTTCGGCGATAAGCTGATGACCTTTCCCGCGATACAAGTGAAGTTTGCGGGCGCGTCCGAGGAGCCGACCCATTCCTCAAATTTCCGTTGCAATGTCGATTTGATAGTCTACGGGCGGAGCGACCCCGACAACGATTCGACGTATCGGGCTATCGCGACAACGCATGATGAGCTTTGCGGGGATGTTTACAACTGGTTAACAGACGACAGCGATTCCCTCGCATCCTCAATATCTGGCGCGTACAGCGGTTTTTCAAACACTCTGGCTTGCGAGAATATCCGGCTCGATGGCTTCACGCGCGAAATCGATACAGGCGAGGGAGTTTTCGAGGATACCTATTCGATTGAGCTTTATTGCTACGCATCTTGATGACGCCCAAGATGGAAATCAAAACAGCGGATTGGGATAAGACCATGCGCCTGTACATGAAAAAAACGAGCAAGTCGGTTCCCGAGGCTCTCAACTCAAAGGCGTTCATGATTATGGTCGGCGCGGCGACAGCCACTCCGGTCGCTGACAAAGCAAAGATTCGGAAGTGGGCGAAGTGGAGCAAAAAAAGCGCGCATCGGTTGAGGCAATACGCGCGGAAGCGTTGGCCGAGGCAAGTATCAGATCAAGGGCGGAAGCGTGAGTTGAAAGATATGGTCAAGGCGCGCGTTTCGAGCGTTGGGTATATCAAATCGGGCTGGCTGACGCCCATTGCCATTGCGAAAAAATGGGCAAACAAAGCGGGCGCGAAAATAAAAACAAAGAACCCTAAAGGCATGAAGCAGCGCGGCGTTAAACTCGGCAAAATGAGGCCCGCCAAGGATGGCATTTCGGCAGCTTGCACGTTCATAAATCTGGCGGGGGCGATGGGTGGCTCGGGCAAAAAATACGCTGGCGAAAAGCATAGCCAATCCGAGGCGGCGAAGAAATTCGGCGAACCCGCGCTCAAAAAGGGATTCCGCAAGGAGCAAGCCAGCATGAAGCGTCATTTGGCGATGAAATTGCAGGATGCGGCGAAGAAAACGGGCGCGGCCTGAGCTAACCCGAACAAATCTCCAAAATAAAAGGGGCGGCAACCGCCCTCAAAACTGGAGAAAATAATGGCGACGACAAAAGGGGTAAGCATAATCTGGGGCGTTTCGACGACAAACATGACTGGCTTCAGCGCGGCGGTTTCGTCGGGATATACTTTTTCCGAGGAATCGGTAGGCAAGGAGGCGAGTGAGGTGCTCGTTAAAAACTCGGTTGGGGAGACGAGTACCGCTTATTATTACGATGGGCGCAAAACGCTTTCGCTAAAATGCTACCCAAGCGGAGCCTCGGCCTCGGCTGTATCCCAACCAGCGGCGGGTGAAACCGTAACGGTTACGGCGTCAACCGATGCCGACATCGCGGGCAACTGGATTTGCCAAAGCTCGACTAAATCGCGGACATCCGAGGGCATTGTCGAGTTTGATCTTTCGCTCATTAACTTTGATGGCATAACCGAATAATGGCTGAAGAAAGAACATACGGTTGCGCTCAAGGCGCGGCTCCCGAGGGCGATACCAGCAACAGCGCGCCGACCAAAGGACTCGGCGGCGATGCTCCGGCCAAGCCAAAAAAGGCCAAGGCGAAAGCCGCGAAGGAACCCGAGGAAAAGGGCGACTGATGTGGCCTCCGAATCGGAAATTTTCCTGCGCCTAACGATACCCGAGCCGACCATCATTCTCGGTCAACAGTTGCTGCCGCTTTCCATCGGTCATTTGCTTTACCTCGACCGTCTCGGCCTTGCGCCGCCCGAAACCCCCGCCGAACTCGTCTCGGCCATTTTGATTTGTACGCGAACCGTCGACGATGCGTTGCCTACCTTGCAGGATAATTGGCTGGAGCTAAAAATTCGCGTTTGGCTCTTTCGCGTCTCGCCATTCGGCCAAATTGATTGGGATGATGCGATGGAGAAATTTGCCAACCATATCGGAGCGGGAACCGAATCCCCGAGCGCGATCAGCTTGCATGACTCGGGCGGCTCGATTGAGGAATCAGGAACGCCTTTTTTGCAGCACGTAAAAGCAACGTTGCAATCAAAGCTGAATTACACGCCCGCCGAGGCAATCAATTGCGCGTTTACTTCCGCAATTTGGGATTACTACGCCTTTCATGAATCCGAGGGGAACGTGCGCGTTGCCGACCGCGAGAAGCGCGCCGCCATGAGGGAGCGGGCCGACAAAGACCATGATGCTTTGATTGCCGAGGCCATCGCGATAAAGAATAACGAAGGGAACCGAAATGGCATTTAAACTCGCAGGAAAACTTTCGCTCAATTCTGAACCGTTCAAAAAAGGGATAAATAAATCTAATTCGGCGGTCAAGGCAATGGGCGCGCGGATGAAAGGCGCATTTAGGAGGGTCGGGCGTCATGCAAAAGTTGCAGCGTGGAAAATCAAAAAAGGATTCTCAGCCGCCGCCGCAAAAGTAAAAGGCGCGTTTGCGGGTGTCGGCGGCAAAATCGCAGCGGTCGCGGGAGCCGCTGCCATTATCGACCAAGTGAAGCAAACGGTTGAGTGGGGTGCTAAAATCCGCGACCTTGCGAATGCATGGGGAATTTCAACCGACGAAGTTCAACAATTTCAATATGCGGCGCGCCAATCCGGCATCGAAATCGAGGATGTCATGGACAACATGAAAGACCTTGCTAAGTCGGCGGCAGAAGTAACCTCGGCGGGAGGCAACGAAGGCAAGGCGTCGATGTTCAAACAATTGGGGATTGAGGTTGACCAGTTACGAAACAAAAACCCCGCTGAAATCTTTCGCTTGGTCGCGGCGGCGATTGAGAAAATGGGTGATACAACGACCCCCGAAGCGTTGGTTGCCATCGAGGGACTTGGCGGCGGCGCGGGCATCAAAACCTTGAACATGATGAAACGCGGTTTCGAGGAATTAACCGCTGAAGCCGAAGCTCTCGGTTTAGTCATTGAAAATGGGATTGTTATAAGGCTCGGAGAAGCGAGCGATAAAATGGGGGCGATGACTGACCGATGGCGCGTTTTATGGGGGGGCGCGCTCGGTTGGATTTTTAAGGCGATTGACACATCAATGGCGGCGTTAGAGGTAGGAATGGAAATTATAGCAGAGAGGATGGTCGCTCTTTCCGAGGGGCGTTTTTTGGAGGTCATCAAATTGGGCATTGTAGGGCCGGAGGAATTTTCGGAAAGGCAAACGAAACGAATGGACGAAAAGAAAAGGGCGCGCCAAGACATCGCCGATAAAGAAAAAGCGGCGGAGGAATTACAGCGCAAACTCGATAACAAAATGAAAGGCAAGGGGATGACCGACGCCCAAGCCAAGGCCGAAACAGCGGCAGAATTGCAGCGTCGGCAGCAGGGCCATATCGGTTTCGGAGCAACTAGTCTCGAAAAGATCGGCGGCGGCTTGGGCATGAAAACGACTCACCTCAACATCGCTCAACAACATCTCGCCATCGCGAAAAAATCAGCGGAGCGGGCTATCGTTGTAGCCAACAACGTCCAACAAATCAAAAACCAAGTTGCGGAGTAAATTATGGCAAAAATTCATGGCGACAAGCGACCAGTTAAGCAAGCGAGCGCGTTAAGCTATACGCCCGCGACCGGATGGGTTTCGGCGAAACAATACGTTGGAACGAATGACGAGGTGCGCGCGCTCGCAGCGCAAATCAAAGCCGAGAAAACGGATGACGCCGCAGGAACGCCGCCCGCTGTTTCGCTAACGGTTACGCCGCTTGAGGGCGGGCTTTCGACGCTCGACGTTTCTTATGATGACGACATCGGAACAGGCTCGGAGTTTACGCAATGGAGTTTGCAAGCAAGCGATTATGAAAAAAACATCTGGACGCACCCGACCTTGCGCTCGCTTCATAATTTATGCCCAGACGAGTATGCATGGCTCCGCGAAAATATCGAAAGATTAAAGACAGACGGCCTTTTTGATAAAAAACTCTCCGAATGGGGTTGCGATAAGGCACATCAATTATATCTTTACGGGGTGAAATGGGACATTAAAAACAACTGGACGGCATCACACCCGCCCATTGTCACCGACGACAGCTCGGCAGGATGGGAGATAGGCAGCTTTTGGGTTGCGCCCGCGCTCGACCGCTCATGGGTAGCGACAAGCGTCGGCGTCGCAAATGCGTCTTGGGCTGAAAAAGGAACCGCTTGCTGTACGGCGGGCAAAGCAATCCTGACGATGTTCCGCGATGGCATCGAGTCTTACATTATTTCGCAATACGTCTTGCGGAAAACAATCACCCTCCCCACATCCTCGAAAGATATTTACGCGCTCGCGAATGTCAACAAGCGGGTGAGCGTTGCGGAGATGACGAGCAAGGAGGGATTGCCGGAGGGGCTAAAATTCGCAATGCCCGATTATGGCGAATGGCTAAAGAAAGCTCCGCAAGTTGATTACGCGCGGAACAAGATGACAATCAACCAAGAATACTGGCACGCCGAAGATTGGAACAACTACATCTATTTGCCCGCTAATTACTCATGAGTTTTACCAATTTCCCATTGAGTCAAAACGTATCTACCGGCCTCGGCGGTCTTGCCGATGCTCAATTGGCGCGCGATGCTTTGCGGAATCAAGTTCAACCGAGCAAAGACATAATGATTTCGCGCACCTCGGGCGGCACTTTCCTGAGCCTGAGAAACCCGCGAGGCGGCGGCGGAACTAGCTTGACCGAGTATATCGTTGCGGAGGATCAGCCTGATTGGATTGAAACCTCTGACGGAACTAAGATTCTCAAACCAAAATACTTGAGGGGGGCAAGCAAACCAGTCTTACATGGAGGATTATGGCACATACGCCCAGCCTATGAAGTTGGCGACAAAATCTATGCCTTTCGGCTTAAAGAGAAAGAAGGATTTATCTCAGATTTGCTTGACGTAAACGTTGACGCGCGTGCTTGGTATTATCAACTCGGCGTTTGCATAGATGGCTCAATGAGCCGCCTCTGGGTTGCATCGCAAGGGTTCGTTTAAGATGGCCGAAGACAAACAGGCATGGATTCATGACGGGGAATGGGGTTGCGATTTTTGCGGCCAATGCGGATTTACAAATCATTTTTCTGACAATTTGATGGCGGAATCGACTGACCTCGATAGCACCCGAAAACTTTGGTCTTACAGCAATCGATGGTATCGCGGCCAATTGACGCCCGAAAAGAAATCCCACCACGCCGCTTGGCGGTTTTTCGATTCCATGGAACATGGCCTGAGATACTCCGCTGGTCAATCCGACCAGATTAGATTTCGCTATACGATGTTTAATGGCGGATCAGGCGACAGTTGGTCATGGGATTGGCGGATGGGATTGCTCGGCGTGACAACTTTCTGCGGGATTGATGACGCGGGCAATATACCACTTTCGTCTTTAGATTGTTTTACTGACAGTTTTACCACCCCCGCCGCTAACATTTCCGCCACTTCCGGCGGCTGCAATTACATGGCGGGTTCCGACAACGCTTTTATGGGTTCGCCGTTTCTCGGAACAAAGTGGCAGGAAGAATACGGAAAGCTGTACTTAAACAACATGAATTTTGCAACCCGCGCATACGGGTTGCGGGGAACAGATTTCGACTCGACAATGGCCGAGTGCAATTACCCGCCAAATGACTCAAAGACTCAAACCCCGCCGACCGACCCAACAAAAAACTCCTTCGCGGGAATGTCTGCGGTTTTTTACGATAGCGATAAAATCCGGCCAAACCTCGCAACCGGCCTTTTCGATCATTGGGTTCCATGGTCGCCATCACTCAGCTCTAGGGTATATCCGAGCATCAAAATAAATTGGGGGCCGACCCTTGCGGATCATGACCCCTACGAGTACGGTCATATCCCTGCCGTACCAATCGGAGCGACTTTCTGGAATTGGAATCAGTACATCCGTTTCAAGATCGAAAACCGGCTCAGTCGGAATAAATGGATCAAGGGTTTGAGGTACAATGCTCGAATCTACAATGGATCGGGATTTACTGACATACTAGAGGCCG